TAAATCGGGCTTATTTGCCCTATGACCCCCTTTTTTTAGTATCGGTCTATCAGGCTGAGACTTACACAGTGTTTCGCTCAAACAGTTACCTCAAAAAATTTTTTTCAAAAAAACCCATTGACGCCTCCCTTATCTTCCCATACGTTATCACATGAAATGGAAAAGGAGAATATTATGAAGTGGGAAATTGATACTAAGACTAAACACCTAAGCCTTAATGGGAATTATCACATTAGCTTTGATAGATTGACTGAAGATGATTGGTTTCGTCATTTGGCTGAAAAGAACTGGGTTGATATGAAGAAGATTCTTCCTGCATTTGTAGCGGCTTATGATGCTGCGGGATTAAAGTTAGATAAAGATTTCTTTGCTCGTTACAAGGAAGCGTTTTTTAATCGTTCTGAAGATGACTTTAGGCGTTCTTTAAGTGGCGTTTGGAATGAAAAGTGCAATGGTGGGGTTATTTTAATGAGTGTGAGTAATCTTTTTAGAACTCCTGATGATTTCATTGATGATTTAATCTCGCACAAAGAGCCAGTTAATGCCTGAGTACAATCTTAAATATGGTGATGAATTTAAATTCTTTGCGCAGACTCCTTCTGAGGTTGTTCCTGTGATGCAGGAGCGCAGGAAAAGTGGCGATAATGAGCATTCGTTTATGCACCGTTCTGCGATGGAGATGTGTGAGTGGAATGGTAAGAATTATTATTTTCATAGCCGTGAAGCGTTTGCTGATAGTATGATGAAGAATGGTTTGCTTGAGGTTGTTGATTAAATATTAATTTGTTGCTATTGTTTAAAAAACTTTTGGAGATATTGATATGGTAGCAGTTATGCCAATGGGTGGTCAGCCGCCAATGGGTGGTCAACCTCCAAGTGGTCAGCCTATGGGTCAACCTAACAATAATCCTTTTATGGGCGGCCCACCTCCGGGAATGGGTACTCCTCCAAATAACGCTATGGGTGGACCGCCAATGGCTAATCCCAACATGCCTCCACCACCGATGGGTTCTCCTGCGCAACCGAATGCTTTATCTACACAGATAAACGGTTTTGGCGGCAGTGCTTCTGGTCGTCTTAAATTCAAGAACGCTTTAGGTACTAGAAAAAATAATTTTTTACAGTCTCAGCAACGTCAGGCTCAAATGCAGCCACCTATGCAGCCACCTATGCAACAGCCTATAGCGCCTATTGGTCGTATGGTTGGCAATGATGCTTCTGTTGGTAGCAATCCTGTTCCTATGATGAATGGCGGTGTTGTTCCTTTATTTAATGGAATAGGCCGTTACTGATGACTCATCAGTCTGATTATGTAGATTGCGTAAATTTGTGGACAACTATTTCTCCCTATTCTGAATTTCCATCACAAACTATAAATTGGCGTTTAGCTCCTGCTATTGAGAGTGGTCAGTACAAAGTTTGGCACCGTGAGAATGGTTTAATTGCTGGCTTTGTTACTTGGGCATGGATGATGGATGAAGAGTTTAAAACAGGAAACTATTGCGGCCCTGACATTTTTGAGCGAGAAATGGGTGACAAATTAGTTTTTGTTGATATGATTGCGCCTAATGGCATTTCTGATGTAGTAAGATTTTGTAGGGAACTTAAACAATTTTTTAAAGTTAAGTTTCCTGAAGTAAAAAAAGTTTGGTCACATCGTGGCCCACGCACTGGCGTGTATCCAAATAAAGGCGGCTAAAGCATGAACCACATAATGTTTTCATTTTTAAAACCTCAAATTTGTTTCGGTGAATCTACTGGCGGTGGCGGCGATGGAGGTGGCGGCGGCGGCGCAGGAAGTAGCTACGGGGATGTGAATGCTGGTGGTGGCGCGGCAACGAGTGCGGGACAAGCACGAGCGGCTCAATTAAGAGATGAAGCAAATGCCCAACGAGATGCGCAAGAGCGTTCAGATGATTACACGCCTACGTCTGCTGAGTTAAATGCGCAGCTTGCTGATTTAGGCGCGACGAATATGACGGATGATTATTCGATAGTTGATTACAGTACGACTGCGAGTGGAAATCCGTTTGAGCGAGAGGGTGATAATCAGCTAGGTGGAGACACGAGTTATGATAACATAACAGGTACAGATGCTTATCAGCTTAATAGGATTTCTCCACAAAACATAGATGCAAATATATTAAACCCACCTCCGCCGCCTGAAAGTGACATTGTTGAAAGTATTTCTATTCGAGAAGCTCCAGATTCATTTATGGCTCCTTTCAATGATCCTATTGGTGGTGGCTTAGACGCTGGACCTTTTGATGTTTTTGGTCAAGATATTTACAAACCTACTCCGCCTGTAACTTATAACAGTGAACTTGATAACTCTAATTACAATGAATTTGTTGATACGGCTAGGTATTCTGGTAATGAATCAGGCACATATCCAGAAGCAGGTTCTATGGATTCTATAGCATCTAACTTCTATGATGATAATTATTTCCAGCCAGACCCAATAAATGATATATTAGCTGGTGAAGAGTTTGCCACTGGCGCCGCTAATTTTCCCGCTGAGTTAGAACAGGAAAGATTTTATGGGCCTGCTGTTAGACCTAAAGGCATAATGCAATACGCTTTGGACAATATGGAAAACGACCCAAGGGGAGCTGGAGATGGCTTTGGTTCAGATTTACTGTCACAAGAAATGTTAGATGCAGAAAAAGCAAGAGCAAATCAATCAAGAATGCGTTTGCCAACGGGAGACAGCGAAGCGTCCTCTTCATATTTAGGCCAGTCAAGTGAAGTTCGCTCACCAGACAATGAAGATCAATCAAGAATGCGTTTGTCAACAGGAAATAACGAAGCGTCTTCTTCGTATTTAGGCCCGTCAAGTTTTAGTTTTGGACCTGATCCTGAGTTATCTCGTAATGTACCAACATCCCCAACAACTACTAACCCCTTAGCATTGGGCGAAAATACAATCCTTACACCTACTGGGGGCGATCCATTTATAGGTGATTTTGAAAAACGTAATTTTTTCTCTGGCATGGATGGACCTTCTCCTTCACAACTTGCACCTCAATATGATCCTATTAATGATCTAGTGCCCGGTGAAGTTAGAGAAGTTGCACCTTCAATTATTAGCATGGAAAGAGATTTATTAGGTGCACTTACACCTAGTGGTGTTGATCCAGAAATATCATTTGATTTACCGCCACCAATATTAGATAATTCTACTACACAAAGGCCAGATGATGGGTTTAGCCCTTTACAGTCATCACCCCTTACACCTAGTGGTGTTGATCCACTCGTTGATCCATTAAATACGCCTGAAAATCAACAATTGTTTAAAGAACTTGGAATTTTTCAAGATGAAACTTTAGCTTCAATAGATTTTGATCAAAGTAATCGCTATAAAGGTTACGACACATCTCCATCTGTAATTAGAGACTTAGCATTGGGTAATCAAGAAGATTCATTTGATATTGATCAAGGATTTACACCAACAGTACCATTACGCTCGTCCGTATTTCCAAATCAAATAGGCATTACCCCCATACCAACTCAAGATCAAATTAATAACAAAAACGGTAAAATTGACCTTATTAGCGAAAATAACAAAGGTAATCCGAATGATATTAATCCAGAACGTTTTACCAGTGAAAGTCTTCTTGCTTCAGCTTACGAAAAGGCTAATTCTGGTAGAACATCTGAACTAACTACTGCGGAACAGGCCGTATTGTTTGGACAACGTGGTCAACAGCTTAACCCAGCAGAGATGACGCAACTTGCTCAAGTATATCAGAACACTGGCAAGATTCCAATGACTAAAGAATTTCAAGATTCAATTATTAAATCTATGAGAGACCCTGAATCTATTTCTGAAACTATTGATGGTAATATTTCTAAAACTATTGGTGGTAAGCGTAATACTAGGGGTGCTACAGATGCTGAAATAGAAGCTTACAAAAAAGCTAATCCAATTGGTCAAGACATTAATCCAAATTGGAAACCTTTTGAAGAACTAACGGGACCAGAGAAGTTTGGAAGAGGTGTACAGAACATTATTACATTTCTTATTAAAAACGCTACATCCGGTATTATTGACTTTGATAAAATGAATAAAAACTTTTCAGATAAATACCTTTCTGCTTATCAAGACCCCGGTCAAACTGGTGGACAATTTCTTTATGGAAGCGAAACTAACGATGACATTACTAATGACGAAAACTTTGATAGGCTTGTAGAACTTAGCGGTACGGAAAGAGGCGCTGAACCTATTTTAGAAGGAGTTATGGGTTCGGATGGTGAACTTGTAAGAGGGTACGATAGATATAAAAACACTATAGATGGTGTCGAAAAAGTTGTAGACGAAGGTCTACAAGACGATATAAATGTATGCCCACCGGGTTTTTATTATGATCGTGTAGTTGAATCATGTATGCCTATTGAATCACTTACTGATGATACAGAAGCTGGAGATGGCCCACCAAATACTATTAGGCCACGTCCACCAATTATACCTACAAATCCAGATCCAACACGTCCGCCCGTTTCTCAACCAATTTCAGGTGGCGTAACTATTCGTAAGCCTAAATTTTTTCGAGATGGCGGATCAGTAACACCTAATATTGATAGTTTCTTTAGCGGAATGGGAAGATAAAATGGCAAAACTAACGGCACGACAAGAAGCGACGATGAAAAAGCACAAGGTTCATCATACTGCAAAGCATATGAAGGACATGAGAAGCGCAATGGAATCTGGAAAGACTTTTACGCAGGCTCACATCATTGCAAAGAAAAAGCAAAAAGATAAAAAGTAATGGATAATCTTGGCAGTTTTTCGGAGTATCTAACTGACGAAGAGTTAGCCAAGGTTGCTCCAATGCTTGAGCGTTTAACTACGCTAGACAAACGTGCTCAAAAACAGAACGACTATATGAGCTTTGTAAAGCACGTTTGGCCTCAATTCATTGAAGGCAGACACCACAAGATTTACGCTGAAAAGCTACAAGCCGTTGCAGATGGTAAGTTAAAAAGATTAATTATTAACATGCCACCTCGTCATACAAAGTCTGAGTTTGCAAGTTATTTGTTTCCAACTTGGTTAATGGGCAGAAGACCTGACCTAAAAATTATTCAAGCAACGCACACGGCAGAACTTGCTGTTGGTTTTGGTCGTAAAATAAAAAACCTTATTGAGAGCGAAGACTTCAAGGATGTATTTCCTGAAGTTAGCTTGGCTGCTGATGCGAAGGCCAGCGGACGTTGGAGTACAAACAAAGGTGGCGAATACTACGCTGTTGGTGTTGGAGGTGCTTTGGCTGGTCGTGGTGCGGACTTGGCTATTATTGATGACCCTGTATCTGAGCAAGATGCTTTAAGTGCGACTGCTTTGGATAACATATACGAATGGTATACATCTGGCCCAAGACAACGTTTACAGCCCGGTGGCGCGATTATTATCGTTATGACACGTTGGTCTATTCGTGATTTGACTGCTAAGGTTTTAGCAAAACAAAGTGAAAAAGGTGCTGATAAGTGGGAGATTGTAGAGTTCCCTGCTATTATGCCATCTGGCGAATCATTATGGCCTGAATACTGGGCTTTAGAAGAACTAGAAGGCGTTAAGGCTTCTATTCCTGTTGCCAAATGGAATGCGCAGTACATGCAGAACCCTACTGCTGAAGAGGGTGCAATCATTAAACGTGAATGGTGGAAAGTCTGGGATAAGGACGATCCTCCTGAGTGTAGTTATATTATTCAAAGTTATGATACCGCGTTTAGTAAAAGCGACAGGGCTGACTATAGTGCTATAACAACATGGGGTATTTTTACCGATGAGCAGACGCACCAAGAGCATATTATATTATTGGATGCTGAACGTGGTCGCTGGGAGTTTCCAGAATTAAAAGCTGAAGCTTTGGAGTCATATAAGCTTTATGATCCTGATATGGTTTTGATAGAGCAGAAGGCAAGTGGTATGCCTTTAACACAAGAATTGCGTAGAATGGGAATTCCTGTTACTCCTTTTACACCGAGTCGTGGTGCGGACAAGTTTACAAGGATGCACGCCTGCGCTCCCGTATTTGAAAGCGGTATGGTATGGTGTCCAGAGACTAATTTCTCTGATGAAGTTATGGAAGAATGTGCAGCATTTCCAAATGGTGAACATGATGACTTGGCGGATTCGATGACTCAGGCTATACTACGATTTAGACAGGGTGGTTTTATTACCACTCCAAGTGATTATGATGATGAAGAAGAGGCGGCTTTTTTCCGTCAGAAACGTGAATATTATTAGGAGAATATTATGGGTTTAGAAGATTTAAAAGCAGCACTTTTAAAAAGAATGTCTGGCGGAAGACCTACTGATGATGAAGAGGATGCTGCATCTGAAGCCATGATGCAGCGTATATTAGGTGAATCTGGTAAAAAAATGTCAGATGCTGAAAGAGCTAGGGTAAAAACTATGTCAGGTGAATCTGGTAAAAATATGTCAGATGCTGATTTAATGAAAATGATACTGCGCGACAAAGCAAGAGCCGAATCTGGTAGAACTATGTCAGATAGAGACAAGGCACGACCATTTAAAAATGGCGGCAAGGTCATGGGTTATGAAGATGGCGGTGCTGTTACTAAGAAGAAAAATAAGCCCAAGATGGGTTGCGTAATGGCTGGTCGCGGCGGCAAATTTAAAGGAATTACATAATGCCTAATACACCAAAGAAATTTAAAGGTTTTTCTAAACTGCCAGAAGCAGTTCAACAGAAAATGGACCCTAATGCTGCTATGAAATATATGGAAGGCGGAGCTGTAAACAAGCCTAAAGCTTCTATGTATATGAATGGTGGTAAGGTTATGAATTACAATTACGGCGGCGAAGTTAATGCTCCTAGTTCAGAAGTGGGTGGTGTTATGTATGAAGGTTCTCCAAAGATTAAATCGGCTTCTACCAAAGGTGGTACAGGTTCAGGTAATTCTCGTGGTGGCGGTGCTGCTCTTCGTGGAACTAAATTTTCTGGGGTGAAGTGATGCCCAAAATAACTATAGACATTCATCTTCCCTACGATGATATGCCAGAATATGATATGCCAGAAGATGAGGTGCTAATCGTTGAAGACATTATTGATGAAGATGCTCCAGAAGAAATAGTCATTACTTGCCCAACTTGTGGTGCAGTAATGGCTGAAGACTTTGAAGAAGATTAATAGCATCATTATAACAGGAGCCTAAAATGGCAATTGAGCAAGGTATAGGCGCAGGTGGTATTACTGAAGAACCTATAGTCGAAGATAACACTCGTATGATGGAAATTCCTGAATTGCCTGTTAATCCGGGCATTACAGAATTTGACGATGGCAGTGCTGTTATTGGCGAATACGAAGAAGAGACAGAAGCTCTTGAAGAAATTGAATTTGATGGCAACTTAGCTGATATTATCGACGAAGATGAATTAAGTTTAATTTCTTCTAATCTTGTTGGATCAATTGAAGATGATTTGTCTGCGCGTCAAGATTGGGAAGACACTTACAAAAAGGGTCTTGAGTTTCTTGGCATGAAGACTGAAGAGCGTTCAGAGCCGTTTGAAGGTTCTTCTGGCGTTATTCACCCTTTACTTGCCGAAAGCGTTACACAGTTCCAAGCACAAGCTTATCGTGAGCTTTTACCTGCTACTGGTCCTGTACGCTCGCAAGTTGTTGGCGCTCAAAACGAAATGCTTGTACGTCAAGCAGAGCGCGTAAAAGATTATATGAATTATATGATTACTTATGAAATGGAAGAATACGATCCTGAGTTAGACCAAATGTTGTTCTATCTTCCAGTGATTGGCTCCACATTCAAAAAAGTTTACAACGATCCACTAAAGCAACGTGCTGTTAGTAGTTTTGTTCACGCAGAAGATATGATTGTTCCTTATGGAGCAACTGATTTAAGTTCATCTCCTCGTATTACACACCGTTTAACTATGGATTCAAATGAAATTCGTAAGCTTCAGCTTGCTGGATTTTATCGTGACATTGATCTGCCTTCTGAATCTGGAGGTGGCGATTTATCTATGGGTGAAGTTGAGGAGTCTATTGATGACATTCAAGGCGTTCATCCATCAGGTCCATCAGACGAGCTTATACTGTACGAAGTTCATACGTCATTAGACATCGAAGGTTTTGAAGACCTTGGAGAAGATGAAGAGCCTACAGGTTTACGTTTGCCATATATTGTGACTATTCTTGAAGATTCAGGTGAAGTTCTTGCTGTTCGTAGAAACTATGATCCTATGGATCAAATGAAACGTGCAAAGCAATATTTCGTACATTATAAATTCCTTCCGGGATTGGGTTTCTATGGCTTAGGCTTAACGCATATGATTGGCGGTTTGGCACAAGCTTCTACTTCTATCCTGCGTCAGCTTATTGATGCAGGCACGCTCTCCAACTTACCAGCAGGTTTCAAAGCCCGTGGTGCTCGAATTCGTGATGAAGATTCACCCCTTCAACCGGGTGAATTCCGCGATATTGATGTTGTTGGGGGTACCCTGCAAGGCTCTTTGATGCCCCTCCCCTTTAAGGAGCCTTCAGGGACGCTATACAATTTGCTTGGAACACTTGTAGATGCTGGACGTAGGTTTGCATCAATGGCTGACATGAAGGTTGGCGAAATGAGTGGAGATACGCCAGTTGGTACAACTATGGCTATTATGGAGCGTGGCACTAAGGTTATGTCCGCAATCCACAAGCGCTTGCATTATTCTCAAAAAATTGAGTTTAAACTTCTTTCAAAGATTTTTGCCGAAAGCATACCTGCTTATCCTTATCAAGCTGACATGCAATCTGGTCCAGAAATATTTGCACAAGACTTTGATTCTCGTGTAGATGTTTTGCCTGTTTCCGATCCTAACATATTCTCAATGTCTCAGCGTATTGCGTTGGCACAAACAGAATTGCAATTGGTTCAGTCTAACCCGCAGATACATGGAGGACCACAAGGTCTATACACAGCGTATCGAAAAATGTACGAAGCTCTAGGTGTAACAAACATTGATGGCATATTGCCACCACCACCACCACCAGCTCCTCCTGTTAATCCTTCTAAGGAAAATCAAAACGCTTTGATGGGCGCTCCTTTACAGGCATTCCCAGAACAAGACCATGAGGCTCACATAGAGGCTCACATGGCTGTTATGTCCACTCCTGCAATGCAACTTAACCAGCAGGCTATTATGTCCTTACAGGGCCACATACAGGAGCACATAGGTCTATTGGCTGAAGCACAAGCGCAACAGGAAATTATGAGTCAAATTCCTCCAGAGCAGATGCAAATGATGCAGCAACAAGCTCAAATGATGCAACAGCAACAAGGACCACAAGGTCAAGCTCCTGATCCTATGGATCAATTCAAGCCACAGATAGATTCTTTAGCGGCTCAAATTATTGCTGACTTAACTGAAGAACTTGCGCAGGCTGTATCTGCACCTGAACAATCTGATCCTCTTGTAGATATTAGAAACCAAGAGCTACAAATAAAAGTTGCCGATCTGGAACGTAAAGAAAAAGAATTTGAAGCAAAGCAAGAATTTGATCGCGAAAAAGAACGAAATGATGTTCTTACAGCTCAACAAAGAATTGATGTTTCAGAAGCCGCTTTGGCTGACAAAACTAGAATAGCAGAAAACCGTATTAAAACACAGCGCGACATTGCAACGCTAAACGCAAATATGAAAGGACAGTAATATGTCATCATCAGTAAGAGATAAAATAATTACACAAATACGCGAAGCAAAGCGTACTCCTAAAGTTGTAAAAGAAACCGTAAAGGTTGAACCAATAAATGGAAAAGGTGGATTTGTATCCGATGACTCAATCGTCCCAGAAAAAGAAATTAGAGTTGAAAGCCCAATCAAAGCTAAAACCAAAAAAAGCTCTGTTAAAAAATCAAACAAAAAGTCTAAGTAAATTTAGCAAAATAGCAAGACCCCAGAGGTTCCAAGGTATTTTCTGATTATCTGGTAATTATACTTGTGTTTCCCGCATAGTCTTATACTATATGTGGTATGGATGCACTACATTTAGCAGAATTTTTATTTAAAAGCATTCGTGAGCGCGATGCTCGTCTTAAAGACAAGCTTGCGGACAGTTCGATACAAACCTTCGAGGAGTATCGGTATATAGTAGGCCAAATACGTGGCATGGCCTACGTTGAAGAAGAACTTCAAGCCGCGATGAAAGGTATAGAGTACGCGGATGACTAAAAAGTTATTTGTGCCAGAATACGTTGCAAAAGCAGCGCAAAAGGCAATTAAGGGAGCATCAGAGCTTCCACAACCAATAGAAAACGCATTTGGCAAAGCTGCCAAGAGTAAAAATACAGATGATCCTTCAGAAATGGAACAATCATCTTTAGAGCGACTGCCGCAGCCTACAGGCTACCGAGTTCTCATAATTCCTTACTATCCTAGCGAAAAGACAAAGGGCGGACTTATTGTTCCTGACGCTGTTCGTGAACGTGAATCTTTTGCTACTGTAGCCGCTTACGTTGTCAAACTAGGCCCAGATGCCTACAGTGACCCCCAGAAATTCCCAAGTGGTGCGTGGTGTAATGAGAAAGATTGGGTTCTTATAGGAAGATATAGTGGAAATAGGTTCAAAGTGGAAGGACTTGAGGTTCGTATTATAAATGACGACAATATTATCTCAACAATCCTTGACCCCAAGGATATTTCTTATGTATAAGTTAATAGAGAACAAGGAAAACGGTTATGTCTGAAGAAATTCGTGAAGACGATGACTTTGAAGCCAATACATCTGTTGAGGTCGAAGATGACCAAGACGAAGATATTGATGAATCTTCTGAAGAAGAAGAAAGCCGAACAAAAGTTCGTAAAAAATCTGGTGGCGACGATGAGCTAGAAAATTATAGTGAATCAGTTCAACGCAGAATTAATCAATTAACAGCAAAACGTAAGCAGGCTTCTGAAGAAGCTCAAGCCGCGTACCAATATGCTGAAACTATTAAGCAAGAAAACGAGCAAATGAAGACCCGCTTGCAACAAGTAAGTAAGGGTTACAATTCAGAAGCTGAAGGCCGCTTGAATGCACAAGAAGCCCAAGCAACTCGCGCTTATTCTGAAGCTAGTGAGGCTGGCGATTATGATCGTGCAGCTAAAGCTCAACAAGCTCTTGCCCAAATTGCTGTAGCTAAAGATAAGGTTCGATCTCAAAAAGTTAATATTGATCGTCAATCAAATCAACTTCAGCAACAACAACAGCAACAACAGCAACAACAGCAATCTGTTGCTCCACAACCCGCTGCGCCAAAAGAGCGTGACGCTAAATTAGAAGGCTGGCTAGATAAGAATAGCTGGTTTGGTAATGATCGCATTATGACGCGAGCAGCCCAAGCTATTCACGAACAGTTAGTTTTAGAAGAGGACTATGATCCTTCATCCAGCGATTACTACAAAGAAATCGACTCACGGATGCGCAGGGAAATGCCTCAAAAGTTTAAGGAAAAACGGTCCAACGCCCAGACTGTCGCTCCCACGTCCCAAGGACGGTCTATAAAATCAGGGCGGAAAAAATCGGTTGAGTTATCACCGGGTCAAGTTGCTTTTGCAAGGAAAATGAGAATACCACTCGAAAAGTACGCGCAAGAAGTAGCCAAACTAAGTAAACGGAGTAAATAATCATGGGAAAAGATCAAAATAGGACACCACGCGACTCAGGTACGCGGGAGCGCGGAGAGCGCTTACAAGAATGGCGTCCGGGTTCAGCTTTAGAAGCACCAGAGCCACCCATTGGTTTTAAACACCGTTGGATACGCGAATCAATATTTGAATTCGACGATAAGACTAACGTACATAAAAAACGGCAAGAAGGTTGGGACCTCGTTCGCGCTGAGGACTACGATGACTATTACGGCCCTGTAGTAGACGAAGGAAGAAACGCTGGCATCATTGGTGTTGGTGGTCTTGTTCTCGCAAGAATCCCCGTCGAAATGGCAGAGCAGCGGAGTAAACACTATCAAGGTGTATCACAAAATCAAATGGATGCAGTGGATCGTGATTGGATGCGTGAAAACAATCCAGCCATGCCAAAGCTGAATCCTCAACGTAAATCATCCGTTTCCTTTGGGAAAAAGGGAAATGGAAACTCTGAAGGAGAGTAAGCATGTCAAATCAAGACGCTGCCTTTGGCCTTCGTCCAATTAGAACAAGTACAAGCTCTCAGCGGCAAAACCGTTATCGTATTGCCTCTGAGTACAACGTAACAATTTTCCAAGGTGACATGGTTAAAGCCGTCACTGGTGGTGTAATTGAACGTGTTGTTGCTGGTGCGACTGATCTAATTTTAGGCGTATTTAATGGCTGTGAATATGTAGATGCCAGTGGGAACGTAGTGTTCTCAAATCACTGGCCTGCTAGTACAGTTGGCACAAAAATCTTTGCAAATGTAATTGATGATCCATCTGCCACTTTTGAAATCCAAGCAAATGCTGCTATGCCTATAGCTGACTTGTTTGGTAACTTCGATATGGTAGATCAATCTCCCGTAGGAACTACTACAAGTGGTAATTCACACATGGAGCTTGCTGTATCAACTGGTGCAACCACCGCAGGGCTTTGTTTAAAAGCAATCGACATTTCTCAAGACCCTGAGAATAGCGATGTTTCTTCGGCAAATACTAACGTAATTGTCAAAATCAATAACCACCTGTTCAGTGCTGGCACTGCGGGTCTAGCGTAAAGGAGGCTAAGTTATGGCTATTTCACGTTCACAACTTGTCAAAGAGCTAGAACCGGGCCTCAACGCTCTGTTCGGCATGGAGTATGAGCGCTATGAAGGCGAACATGCTCAAATATTCGAAACTGAATCATCAGACCGAGCGTTTGAAGAAGAAGTTATGCTTGTCGGATTTGGGAATGCTCCCACAAAATCCGAAGGTTCGGGTGTTGACTTTGATAATGCAAATGAAGCATACACTGCTCGTTATTCACACGAAACAGTGGCACTTGCATTCGCATTGACTGAAGAAGCAATCGAAGACAATTTGTATGATCGCCTTGGCGCTCGTTATACAAAAGCACTAGCGCGTTCTATGGCGCACACTAAGCAAGTCAAAGCTGCATCTGTATTGAACAATGCGTTCAATAGCAGCTTTTCAGGTGGTGACGGCGTTGAGCTTTGTTCAACTGCTCACCCACTTTCAGGCGGCGGTACTTTCCGCAATGAACCATCAACAGCAGCAGACCTTAACGAAACTTCGTTAGAAAATGCTTTGATTGATATTTCAACGTTTGTAGACGAGCGTAACATGATCATTGCCCTTCGCGGTTCAAAGATGATTATTCCACCACAACTGCAATTCGTTGCGGATCGTTTGTTGGAATCAACTCTTCGTCCGGGTTCATCAGACAATGATGTAAACGCAACTAAAAACATGGGTATGGTTCCAGAAGGTTATACAATAAACCACTTCTTGACAGACCCAGATGCGTTTTTCATCAAAACTGATGCTCCTAACGGATTCAAACACTTTGAGCGTTCACCAATGCGAACGAACATGGAAGCTGATTTCGATACAGGCAATATGCGTTTCAAAGCGCGTGAGCGTTACAGCTTCGGCTTTTCTGACCCACGTTGCGTATTCGGTTCTCCGGGAGCGTAACAACAAGTCTTGTTGTTTTAGGAAAGGGGCAGCTTCGGTTGCCCCTTTCTTTTTTTAAAAATGTAATGTATTGTGGCCTTATCCCTGACAGTCGCATAATGCGGCTGACTTAACCCCGACAGGAGATTCTCATGGGTAATTCTACTTTCAGCGGACCAGTACGTTCGCAAAATGGTTTTGAAGACATCACAACCAATGCCACAACTGGCACTCAAACAACTAATTCCACATATGGTACAAACGCCTCAGTAGGTGGAACACTTGCTGTAACAGGCGCAACAACATTGTCAGCGGCTGTTAATAGTTTGTTTGTAAAACACGTAGCTCACGTTACTGGAGTGACAGTAAACTCTACAGCAGGTGACTCTCCAACTATTGGTACATTTGCACAGCCTGCAAACACTATTATCACTAACATTAAAATCTTTTGCGCCGTTGCACCTGTAACGGGAAGTGGTGACATTGGTTATGAAGTAGGTACATCTTCTTCTGGTGCGCAGATTGTAGCTACTCAGGCTGACGAAATCTTAGACGCTGGTACAACAGTTGTCTTAGGCAACGTAACTTTAACAGAACTAGTTCTTCAAACACAAGATGGTACAACTGCACCAGCTTCTGTTCAGTATGCGTCAGCAGCTCGTAATATTTTCTGTAACATCACAAATACAGTTAATGCTACAACAGCAGGTTCGTTTACGTTCATCATTGAGTATGTGCAAATCGCATAAACAATTGGGAGGGAGCTTTGGCTCCCCCCTTTTCTTATAGGAGGCCAAAATGGCAGCATCAGACGTAAAACCAGTCATCATCAGTGATGAAGTGGCTTTAGACGCAGACGGCATTTCAGTTGCCGCTGGAGTGGGCAACAATGCCGCTCTGACAATTGGCGGAGCATTAGCCGATGGAGGTAGCGTTACTAACGCTTCTGGAAGACAAGTAACAATATTATCAGCAGGCAATGATTCAAGTAAATCATTTAATGTAGTTGGTACGGATGTAAATGGTGCATCTCTTACAGAGAATGTCACGGGAGCTAACGCTGGAACAGCAACAAGCTCTGGTTATTTTAAGACTATTTTAAGCATTACCGCTGTTGGTAATCCTGCGGGAAACGTATCCGCTGGTATTAACAATAATGCGCTAGGTGTAATTTTTGCAGACAGAACCCGATTGCAGGGATTTTCTTTTGTTTCTGGAGGAACCGCTGGTAAAGCTAATCTTAGAGACGGTGGTGCCACGGGTACTGAATTTATACAGTTTCGATCTATTGGAACAGATAGCACTTCGGATGACCCGTTTATTCCAGATGAAGGTGTACTGTTTAAAAATGGTTGCTTTGTTACGTTTATTGTAGGCACTATTGATTTAATGATGTTCTACCACTGCTAAATTCGAAGGAAAATAAATGGCAGACAAGCCTATAAAACGAAATAAGAAAAATTACCGTTCCACTAAGTCTGGGGCGGGAATGACAAAAGCTGGAGTTGCCTCATATCGTAAGAAAAATCCCGGCTCTAAACTTAAAACTGCCGTTACTGGTAAGGTTAAAAAAGGTAGCGCCGCTGCCAAACGCCGTAAATCTTATTGCGCACGTTCAGCAGGTCAAGCAAAAAAGTTTCCAAAGGCCGCAAAAGACCCGAACAGTCGATTGCGCCAAGCTAGAAAAAGGTGGAATTGTTAAATGGCTACAGGAAGATCACAATCATCTAAACAGGTGACAAAACCCGGACTTTACGCTAATATTGCTGCTAAGAGAAAGCGTATAAAGGCTGGTTCTAACGAAAAAATGCGCAAACCCGGAACAAAAGGCGCACCAACAGCAAAGAATTTTAAAAAAGCGGCTAAGACTGCTAAAAAAAGAAAACCTTCTAAAAGAAAGAAAACTTAAATGGCTGTATCAGGCTCAAAAGACTTTGAATTAGATGTAGCAGACTACATTGAGGAAGCTTTTGAGCGTTGCGGCTTAGAAGTGCGTACAGGATACGATCTTAAAACTGCAAAACGTTCTATGAATATAATGTTTGCTGATTGGGCCAATAGAGGCTTAAATCAATGGACAATTGCACAAAGAAACTTTACTGTAACAAAAGGCGATGGTAATGAGCCTCTTGGTGCTGAGATAATTGACATATTATCACTTGTTATACGACGAGATGGTACAGATTATGCCCTAAATCGCATAAGTCGTGATGAATACCTAAATATACCAACAAAGTCTACAGTTGCACGCCCGACACAGTTTTTTGTTGATAGGCAGATAAATCCAGTGCTTCAAATGTGGCCTTTACCTGATAATAGCACTGATTTGGTGATTTATGACGCTCTAGTGCGCATGGATGATGCTGATTCATTCACTAATACAACGCAAGTTCCCTTCCGTTTTTACCCTGCTTTAGCCGCTGGTTTGGCGTATTATATCTCTATGAAACGTGCTCCAGACCGCGCTCAATTGCTAAAAGCTACCTATGAAGAAGAAATGAACCGTGCAATGGACGAGGATAGAGATCGTGCATCTTTCCGAGTAGCGCCTGATTTAAGGAGCTACCGTTATGTCTAAATATGCCACTGGAAAATGGGCATATGGTATATCTGACCGATCTGGCTTCCAATATCGCTTGCGTGACATGCGCAAGGAGTGGAATGGCCTTTTGGTTGGTAAAGACGAATGGGAGCGAAAACAACCGCAATTAGAGCCGCTTAGAGCCACACCTGATCCGCAGGCTTTACGAAATCCTAGACCAGAACAGAACTTATCTGAGCAGAGAAGTATACAATACGGATGGAATCCTGTAGGTCTTAAATTTGATGGTGGTTTAACCCCTAATAACTTAGTTGCAACTGGATCAGTTGGCAGCGTTACGGTGAATATAACATGAGCTTTACATACGCGGAACTAAAAACAGCAATTCAGAACTATACTGAGAATACAGAGACAACCTTTGTGAATAGTCTCGATATTTTTATAAAAAATGCTGAAGAAAGAATATTAAAGATTTCACAGCTTGAGGTTTTTAGAAAAAATCAATCAGGTACGCTAACGCCGTACTCAACAGATGCAACAAATTCTAAATACCTTACTGTTCCTACAGATTACTTATCAACTTTTAGTCTTTCTTTTACAAAAAACGGTTCAAAAGAGTTTTTGTTATTTAAGGACGTAAACTTTGTTCAATCGTTTAATCCTAATAGCACAACAGTTGGATCACCTCGTTATTACGCGCAGTTTGATGTAACGCACTTCATAATAGCTCCTACTCCAGACGAAGCATATGAGGTTGAGCTTCATTACTTCTACCGTCCAGCCAGTTTAACTTCTGCTGGAGACTCTGGAACGACATGGTTAAGCACTAACGCTTCTGTAGCCTTACTTTACGGGTCTTTAATCGAAGCTTACACATTTATGAAAGGTGAAGCTGATTTAGTAGCAAATTATACTCAACGCTTTACTGAAGCTATGTCTCGTGTAAAGAACTTTGGTGAATCTCAAGAAGTTACTGATGCTTACCGAACTGGTCTAATTATGAGGGAGAAAACATGATACCTAGTTTAAACATTAACTTACCCGCTGACTACAAGGTAGAGGTTCATACCTCTAAAGGACGCGGTTTTAATCCTGAAGAAATTGCAGAACGGTGCGCAGATAAGATTCTTTCTGTTTCTGACAGCGCTCATCCTGCAATTCGACAGCAAGCACACGCATTTAGGAAGAATATAGTTAAGCTGGTAGAATTTTATCTAGCAGATGCTGTGCAAAACGACAGAACTACTATATATAACGCATTAACAGACGCGGGACATCCAGAGCTTGCGTCACTTATAAGGAGATTGTGACATGGCCTTTAACGGTAATTTCATGTGTACGAGCTTTAAGAAAGAGCTTCTTGAGGCCAAGCACAACTTTTTAGCGAGCGGTGGCAACACGTTTAGGTTGGCGCTGTATACTAACAGCGCAACATTTACTGCGGCTACTACAGCTTACACTAGCACTAATGAAATCAGCAACACTGCTGGTAGTGCGTACACTGCGAAGGGTGTGGCCTTAACGAACGTAAACCCTTCCGCTTCGGGAACTACCGCATTAACAGATTTTGCTGATGCTTCTTTTAGTTCTGCAACTTTTACGGCTCGTGGCGCTTTAATTTTTAACGACACCGCGTCTGGTGATCCTACTGTTGTTGTTCTGGACTTTGGTGCAGATAAAACAGCCAGTAACGGAACATTTACAGTTGTTTTCCCAGCGGCAGATGCAAGCAACGCGATAATTAGGATAGCGTAATGACTAATAAGGTTGTTGCCTATTTAGGGTGGAACTCTTCTAGCCAAGGCTGGGGACAAAGCACTTGGGGCAACAACATAGCACTTCCGGGAGCTACAGGGTCTATAGGGGCTTCTGTAGTCGTCGTAGCTAACGCTGTTCAACCTGCTACTGGGCTTGCATCTACTGGATCAGTAGGTGGAGTAACCGTAACAGGAACAGCTAATGTCGCTGTAACAGGAATAACAGCTACAGGCTCATCTGGAGCAGTTACTGTTATAGGTATAGCTAACGTAGCTCTAACAGGGCTATCTTGTACGGGACAGGTTGGTAATGCAGTCGCAGAAGCTGACTCAAACGTATACCTTATAGGTCTTTCTGCTACCGCAAGTGTTACACCGACTCAACTTCTTGTGTGGGGCGACCTTGATCCCAACCAGAATCCGAGTTACAATCCAATAAACCCAACCTCCTCACCATCGTGGGGTCAGGTTGCAGCATTCTAGGAATTAAAAAATGGCTAGTACATATGTCAACAATCTACGCCTTGAAGAAATCGGCACTGGTGAACAGTCTGGTACTTGGGGCGATACAACAAACACTAACTTAGAAATAATTGGTCAATCAGTTGCTTGGGGAACCAGAGCAATTGCAAACGCCTCCACGGACAATATTACGATTGCCGATGGTGCGTTAGACGCAGACAGGTGCCTTGGGCTAAAGCTCACAGGCGGCGGACAAGCTTGTACTGTCACACTTCTTCCAAATACGAGTTCTAAAACTTGGTTCATGTATAACGCAACGGCTGCTGCTTTGACTTTTACCTGCGGAAGTGGCGCTAATGTAATAATTCCTGCGGGTCAAACCAAAGTTATTGCAACAGATGGTCTAGGTTCAGGGGGCGTGGTTCACGATCTTCTTACTGCGGTTAATTTAGCTGGAACAACCACTGTTGATGACTTGATAGTTAGTGACGATCTAACAGTTACTGATGATATGACCGTTGGTGGAACGCTTGGTGTGACAGGAGTATTAACAGCAACATCCTTAGACATCTCAGGCAACATAGACATAGACGGTACTACTAACCTAGACGTAGTAGATATTGACGGTGCTGTTGATATGGCCTCTACACTTACAGTTGCAGGAGTTCTTACAGGTGCATCCTTAGACATCTCAGGTAACATAGACGTAGACGGCACAACTAACTTAGATGTAGTAGACGTAGACGGAGCAGCAAACTTTGCAGCAGACGTAACTATTGCAACTGGTGCTGACATTATTACTGCTTCAGCAGGCACTGACAATGTTCGTATAGGTTTAGACGCAGGTGACTCAATAGCATCGGGTGGAATTCGCAATATTGTAATAGGAAGAAATGCAGGTACTGCGATTACGACTGGTGATTCTAATGTTGCTATAGGTTGGGAAGCTCTTAAAACTGAAGATGCACATGGAAATAACGTAGCCATTGGAGCATCCGCTTTA